CCCTATAAGATGGGTCGTTCCGTCCGTATCCGCATAGCGTAAAACATTCGTCTGGAAAAAGATATAGTGAAGGAGATCCTTTGTCCGATGCACGTACATAAGTATCGATCCTTCCGGAAGGGTTATGCCTAGTTCTTTTGGAGGCTGTATATTCACCAGTTCGCCATTCTTTGGTATCAGATTCACGCATTCTGATAATTCCCCCTCGTTTCCAATAGATGGAGAACGGTGTATCCCATAGGATAATGAAATATCTTGCTGTTCCATTTTTTGCGATAAAATTATATGATATAAGTAATAGGTTTTGACATATTGATCAAAACCTATTGCATTTAGATGGCCTTGATGTGCCTGTTATGATGACATGTATTTTTTTACGACATCCATATTACTAAAGGACATGGATAGAAACCGCACTGAGTCATTCCTTACGCTAGTCAATGCCTCCACGTTGTCTTCAAATGGATTTAACGATTTTATGGCGGAGACAAGATCATGCATACAATAGCATGCCAACAATACATACGATCCCATGACCTCTGAATTGTTTTGTTCAGCGGCTTTATGCAATACTTTGTCTGCGAATCCCATCTTAACCATATTGCCATTGTCATCTTTTTGATACATAGGTATATCAACTCCCATTTTGTCCTTGAAAAAATCCGCTATGGATAAATTAGCCTCTGCTTGTAGGCATCCGTATAGCCTCTCCAAATCTTTCGGGATGGTCTCTTGAACTATATCTGTCCAATCATCACAGACCAACTCCCTTATGACTGAGTAAGGCTCAAGCCTGTCATTGGGAATATCCATGACTTTCACGCTTCCATCCTCGTTATAGTCATCGTCATCGCCGCCATATTCATTAACGCTCTCGACACGTTTCGAGGAAGCGTAATATTTCCAGCTCCCACCAAACTCTGTCAGGTATTCATCCAGTGTTTTTATCCATCCATTCAGCTTGTATATGAATTGATGAAGATACATTTCCCACAAGCATGTATCATAAAAAAGATCAATGCAATATCGGCTATTTTCATCATCTTTATGACGAAAAGTACGGGGTGCGGATATGATTCTCGCCATATCCAAATTCCCTAACACCTTATTGAAAAAGTTGGCCAATAAACTGTCTTCATCTATGCGTGATAACAGCTCATAAAAAGGTTTATCTCTCATTAGGCTGAAATTTTAAGGTTATACAAATCAAGGATGAACTTCTTCCCGGCCTCCGTCCAATACATATGCTGGCGTGTCTTAATCTCATGGTTATTTATTATTAATAGAATGCTCTAATTCCGTAACCAATGACACATTGCAGATAGCTCTTTGTCTCTGCCACTCAAGAAACTTATTTTGTAATTCCTCGTTTCCCGAGTCAGATATTAATCTGAGCAGTTCAGATTCTATTTTGCTAAGTTTTTCAACTTCGATTTGATGATTACTTTTACTCATGATTTCTTACGGTTTTGCTATCAATTTCAATCTATATCCTAAGTCTTTCGTTTTCTCATCCTTATCTATCAGATGAGAGTACAATTCATCCATTATGATATAAAATATCACTTTGGGCAAAGGCTTTTGAAGGTAATTTGCGAAGTCTTCAAACAATAAATGTTTTGGGGTTACTTCTTCTATTTCTTCAAAACATTCATGCAATGGTTTAAATGATAAGCCATGTTTTTGGGGATTTGTCAACAGTTCCTTGTAGGCGTTGACTGTTTCTGGAGATAATACCATTTCGTACTTTATATTCTTAGCTGTTAGTTATTCTTTGAAATCCAGTTATCAGTATCACAGTGAAAGCAATATCCGGTTTTAGGATGCTCCGCACCGTCTTTAGCTCCACAGGTTCCACAATAATACTCCTTGTCATATTCCGGGGAAAGAGTTTTATTCCGTTCTTTGATAATAGCTTTCCTTTCTTCAAGCATCATCATTTTATCAGGATTACGACTCAAATAAAACTTTCTGACTTTATGTATTTGCTTTTCAAACAGATCATCTGATTCGGCAATTTGTTTTGCTGTATATTTACTCATCTCAATTATTTTTAGTTGTTAATCATCTGAACTTAAATCCATGTAAGCAACCTGAGAGAGTGCTTCCATTTCATCGCAAAAATCCTCATTGTAGCAGGTTTGAATTTTCTGTCTCACAATATTGCATGCTGCTTGAAATCCGGCCAAATAGCTCTCCTGAAACATGGCCGCCTTTGAATGTTTTTCTGCCATTTCAATTACTTCTGCTTTAGTCATAGCTCATTTATTTTTAGATTATGAGCCTCCATGTGAAGGCTCGGTTAATACTATTTCCCTAATAGGCTAATAAAAGACTTCATGTACTCACAATTCTGATCGCAATCAAAAGAATTATTGCACATCCGATCATAGCCTTTAGATAGGTTTGGGCAACTTTTAAAGTGCGCATTGATAGCTTTTTGCCTTTCCCATTCTGCACAGGCTATAAATCCATGATAATATGCAGGGAACGCACTACCGCTACTCCTGCTTTCAGCGAAGAGATGAGCCGCCTCTTCTACTGTCTGTCTCATATCAATATCTCTTTCCATGTTTATTCTCCCTTAGTTCGTTGTATCTCATTTTCTGCTCGATGTGCCATAAGAAATCTACATACAGTAAGTCCGCATTAAGAAATATAACTACGATCGAAGCCTTGATAACTTCGGCTATATCTCTATCCTCGGTTAGGATAGATGTCAAAAAGAACATCCTCTCAGTAAAAGACATTTCCTTTAAAGCATCATCCCAATCTTTATATTCCGGTTCTTCCATGAAATCGTATATATCTTCAAGGCTGATATCTATCAATCCGGCAAGGTCTAGCAAACGGATAACCGCATCGGCCATTTCATCAGATACCGTATCCTTGACATATTTCTCAAATGCGCATTCAAAACGTTTGTTTTCATCAACTAAAGCGGAATAACGGTTAAACTCACGCTCAAAAGTCGATATACCTTTGAAATATTTCCCTTTCCTATCCGCTTCCACGGCTTCCGAAAGCTCTGTTATCACTAGCATCAGAAGATGCCCATTGCTCAACTCCGTGTTATGAAACCCGTGATCGCATGCGCATTTGTACGCACGGTCACGGAGTGCGTTGAAATCAATCTTGCTCATATTTATTTTCTTTTTTAATTAAACCTATCACATATTCGCATCCTGCTTCAAACCCCTTGTTATATCCCATACTATCACGGCCCTTGAAATAAAAAGAACCTAAGCATAACATAAATCCTATTATCATCAATATGAATCCTAGGCCGAAGAAAGGCTGTGTAAAAGATATATGGAATGGCTTGAACTGGATAGTCATTCCGGAGGATAATATGAATATTACTGAAAGCATAATGACTGCGGGTAGTATCGTCTTAATCATTTGATCCTCCTTTCAGTAGTTTGGGGTTGTCATAAACATTCCCAATGATACTTCCTTGGCACACCTCCGAATCTAGCAATTCACATGGATTGATTCCATCTAATGAGATACACCATCCAGTGTGTTCGTACAGGTCAATTACTTTTGGAAACTCTCTTTTCTCTTCATGTTTCCATGTTGAGAATATAACGGCATAAATACGTCCGCTTGGGGCTTTTATTAAATCTCCCTCGTAAATCTCCTTTCCGCTCTTGTCTTTTAGGCCTGTGAACTGGCCTATGGTATTAGGGATGATACCAACCCATTTACCGGGATTGATCTCAAAAAAGACTTTGCTCATTTTCCTTTCAATGGTTCCATGCGAAATGGTCATGCTTTTCACCCATTCACCTCCATTGACTCTCTTCCCTCTGAACTTTATCTCACGCATTATTTGATCCTCCTTTCTCTAATATATCCTCACAAGCCTCGCTGTAGCATCTTACCGGCTTTTGGTGAAATGAACACCAAGCTTCCCCGTTTGCGTCTTCATCCTCGATAAGTTTGCAGTCTCCGCATTTATATGTTAGGTATTTCTTATCAAGATGCCCTTCTCTTATGAGCCACCCAATAGCGTCAATTACATTATCTATCAGGTTCTCTTTGTTAAAGGAATTTGCGCAAGTGTAAGTCTTGTCACCTTCCTCGTCCTCGATCTCGTCCGATGCGTACATGAACTCGACGAAATTTCCGGATAGGTAATAAACCATTCCGTCAATATCATCTTGGTATGATTTAGGCATCATCCCGATTAGATTGGATAGAGACCAAGCAGGGGATGTCTTGTATTGATCCATATGTCCAACTATCCGTCCATATTCAAATGCTACCGGCAATTCGAACTCGTCAAGATACATGTCCGCCGTCTCCGGTCTCACCCCGGCCTCTAATAGCCGGGATGATTGTGATTTATTTGTGCAAATCTGATTCATATCATTTAAAACTTGGCATTAATATTACATTTATCCCGTTTTCGAATCTAAACAGGTAGGTTCATAGAATATTTTTTACTTAATTGGCACATTATATAGTTCTATAATTTTCATTACTACACCAACAATAAACATTATTATTGTGGCACCTATAAACGAATACATTAAATAATTTCCGAAATCAAGCATCTGTCGGATTCCATAATCGGACAAGTTGCTATGCGTTTTATACCATCGGAACCTTAACGAATAAATAATACCTGAAACGGTAAATATAAGCAGCAGATACAGCACAGCCGCTAATAATAATTTCCCTTCCGTTATCATATTAATCTATCAGTTTAAATTCATAAGCAAACACCCAAGGATTCGATTTCCACGTTCCTTTACCAGACACGCAATCTACCAATGAAGAAAAAGCCTCTAATGGAGTATCATATTCCTTGTACTGTCCATGAGGGCAATTAGAACGTGTAACTCCATGATGCCAATAATATCTTCCCCATTCTCCGTCGGCGGATTTGTGCATAGTCATCGTTATTCCCTCATTCAAACAGTCCTCGTTGGATATATCCTGTAATCTCTCAACTTTGATATTAGTAATACGGATATGGTGTTTGCAAGCTTCCGCACGGACAAACATCTTATTGTTCCATCCTTTAGATTCCCCCAAGGTACCCCTAATCACTTTCCAATCTTTAGGGCTTCTGTCAAGAGCATCAGCGTCATATCCGAGTTCTTTATAACTTTGCGCTATGGCAACCTCTTCTCCGATTTTATACCGAGTATTTTTAGAGGCAAGGAGATAACCGTCATCGGAATAAATACAAATCTTATTATCCTCTATTTTCGGATATGAACCCTCATAGTTATAAAGATAAAATCTTGTATTGCAGTCGAGTTCAAGTCTCCTTGTCTGTGTCTTTCTACCTTCAAGGACTAACTTGGTTAGGTTAAATCGATCATTGAACATTATTTTCTTCATGCTTTATCCTCCTATTGTATTTCCAAGCCCTATAAAACCACTTAATAAAGTTAATCCAGCATTTTGGTGTTATTAGAAACTTTCTCACTGCATAGAAGGGTAGGATTGTCTCCATTGCGACATAGTACTTACCCCATATATAACGGTGACGTGTACATTTCTCCGCTATCTTCCTTTGCGTTTTGTCTATCCATCCATGATAATGAAAGGCTATAAAATTATCATGGAACCAGACCTCAATAACGGTGTTCTCTCCGTTATCATTGGTTTGCCTGACGTTCATTCCCCAACTCATTTCTATTCCTCCTTCACTTCTAAAAATATTACATCTTGATTATCTTCTCTTTGGAAATCCAAACAAGCCATATTTGCGCATTCTCCTTTAGGTCTACTAAAGAAATAGCAGTCAGTACAAAGTCCCTTGCAAACCTTTAGATTAACTTTCCCTTGACGAAACGTCTCGCCTATAGCGTATTCTTTAGCCATATCTTTCCCTCAATTTATCAATGTAAGATAAGTACCATTCACGAGCTTTTTCCTTGGCTTTTTCTTCATCCTCAATACCTTCATAGAACTCATCTTCCTTGGAAAAAGGATCATGCTCAATAAATTCCTCGGTATTACAGAACGGACAAGGGATATCACCCTCTCCATATAGTTCTCCGTTTTCGTTACATTTATCCAAATCCCATAAATATCCATTGATACAACGTGCGTCTGGATAAGATGCACCGAAAAAGGGAAACTCGGGACATTGTTTTATTTTCTCTTCCATATTTACCCCTCCTGAATAATTACGCACTCAATTTGCTCGTCATACGTCACGTCCACCGGATCGTACTCATATTGATCGTCTGACGTGCGGATCATGACCTCCGCTTCCGGGTCTTGCTCTTGTAATAGAGCGATTAGTTCTTTATTTCTCATGATTCACCTCCTTCCTTCAATTTAGCTATGAGTTCATCGGCTAATTCCACAGACCATCCCACTACTTTAGAATAAAGTATACCGCATTCAGTACGGCCTTGATAATGTTGCAATTTCACAAACTCGATAGAATAGTGCTTTGCCAAATCATATCTGCGTTGTTCCCAATCAACGGCTTTATTCTCCGTCTTATTTATAACCTCTAGATCCCGTAGAGCGTTGAGTTTCTGTATGAGATCAAGCCCCTCGGAATCCACATAGCGCACCCAATCCTTTTCAGGACAGGCTTCGGAAGATTTGAAGGCGATAACATCAACGATTTCCCCAGTCTTTCTTATTCTCGCTTTCATATCAAAACAATGTTTCCTTGGAATCAATTATTATCGCATTCCCACAAGTAATTCGATCTGAATCTTCCTCTTTTGACGGAACAAACACGATAACATCCCACCCTTCATCAAGTAGAGGCTG